GCAAGTCGCTCCGCTTCAGCCGTCGCAAGCGACTGCGAAAGGTGCTGCTCCGTCGGGTTGCGCCCGGCGGGGTTCCACACCATCCAGAAAATCAAGTCGTCGTCCAAATCGGCCATGAGGATCTCGGTTGTTAGGTGCCGGGCACTTGGGCTTAACTCGCGCGGCCCGGCGTTGAGCGCGATTCGGGTCATGCGGCCTCGGCCTCTTCGGCAAAGAGCACATGCGAGCGATCGAATTCGGCGATGACCTCGGCGTAGTACTCGCGCGCGGCCTTGATCCGCTCGAAGATGGCCTTTTCCTTTTCGGCGTCGCGCTTGATCGTCCAGGTGGTCAAGCGCATGCACTCGGGGATGTGGCCCACGACATGCAGCGCCATCGGCTCATAGCCGATCAGGTGCTCGGGGGTGTCCACCATGGCGTAGTTCACTTCCCACTCGTCGGCATCCCACAGGGCCATGTAACCGCGCATCTGCCATTCGTAGGCGTTGTCCTTGCAGTCGGCAACGCAGATGGGAAAGGTGCGCAGGGACCAGGACGATTTCAGGTCGTGCCCGCGGGGGCGGGGAGCGTCGAAAAGATCGCATTCGCCGGTCAGGCCGTCGCGGGTTCGGCGGTCCTTGTTCTTCTCCAGCGACAGGCCACGGACGGAATTCAACAGGGCGATGGAGTCGGGCTCCACCAGAATTCCCTTTTCCATCTCCTTGCTGGAGATCTCGAACTCGACCCCGAAGATTTCCTGTGCGGCCAGCTCGCGGATATAGGTCTTCGCGCCGACCGAAAGAGGTCCTTCGCTCTTGGACTTCGGCTCCGTCATCAGGCGTCCGAGCGACGAGCAGCGGAAATTGACGTCACGCATTGGGGACTCCCTTCAGCTCGGCACCGCGCTTCTGCACGGACTTGGCGAAAGCGGAGTAGCCGTCCCTGTCACGCGCGGCCTGGAAGACCTTCACGCCCTCCTGCATAACCTTGCGCAGCGCTTCTTCGGATTCCGCCGCCTCGGCCTTTGCGGCCCATTCGTCGCGCACGACCTGCATCTGCGCTTCGCGCTCGTCTTCGGCCAGGTGCCGCACAAGCTCCGCGTCGAGGTCTTCGAGGTCTTGGCTGAACATGTCGGACGCCGCCGTCACGTTCAGGACCATCGCGATCTTGGCGCGCTTGCAGGCCATCTTGAGCACGGTGTTGGCGAGGTCTGCGGGCTCGGTTCGCACCTGCTCCACGGTGTAGTGGCCGCCTTGTTTGCGCCCGAACTTGACACGGCGCATGTGGGGCTCGGTCGCCTCGAATTCCTCCTTGCACACTGCCTTGCGCCAGCGGTACTTCTCCTCGTCCGAGGAGCATTCGCCCAGGCCTGAGCCGAGGACTTCGCCCGTGGTCTGGTGCTCGCCGATGCATGTCACGCGGTAGCGGATCGAGCCCGCGACGGACAGGTCCGAAACCTCATACCTGTCCGCGATGCGGAACGTCATGCAGAGCACTTCGGCGCCGGACTTGAGCAGGGTCGGCTTGTCGCCAGCGCCCGGGATCGTGCCGTAGTGGACGTTCTGCTTCATCACCGACTTCATCACTTCCTGCACGGTCTTCGCGTGCGAGAGGACGAGGGCGGCGGGATTGGCACTCCCGGTCGGCACAATGGCCGTGCGAGCGACCTCGGCAACGTCAGTGTTCATGTTGTTCTCTCCGGTTAATTCAAGCCATCCACCTAGCAATCACCCCGCCGACAAAGGCGCAGGCGGCAACGCTGGCAATGGCGATAAGCAAATAGCGGATAAGCGCAAAACAGCTCAGCGTGCGGCTGAGGGTGAAGTCGTCGTATTCCTCGACGGACACCACGCCATGCGCGGCCTGCCATTCGATGGGCTCGAAGCATTCGCCTCGACGGCTGCATGTCAGGGCGGTTTCGCAGGATCTGCAAAGGGCGTGCGTCATGCGGCCTCCTTCGGCTCAAAGCGACGACAAGCGGGTGATCCGGCGCGAATGTCTGAGCCGGGGCCGTGTGTCCAGGCCGCGCGCATCAGGTCGCACTTGATCCAGCTCTTATTGCCGGTGTTGCTCATGGTGTGCTTGTGCTTGCAGTCCTTGCACGTCTTGCCCTCGGGGCCGGAGCCGGGAAGTGCCGCGTAGCCCTTGGGCACAGTCGGCTTGCGCTTGCTGCGGTCTTGCGCGCCTAGGACCGCGCGGTGTGCGGGGGCCTTTGCTGCCAGATCCCTCATGTCGATCGGCTCGCCGTGGACGTTGACGAAAGCCATCACGCATCCCTCTCAAGCTGATTGATGCGTCGGACGATGCGAGGGACGTCCGGGTGCATGGGGTGAATCTCCCGAAGTGCCCAGCGATACCACTGCAGGCGGATCAAGTCGATCACCGGGGCGATGCCGCCCAGCATGCGCTTGCGTTGGGGGCTCATTGCGCGCTCCTGTTCAGCCGCTCGCGCAACATCTGCCCGGCCCAGGCTTTCGCTTCCAGCCGTGCGGCCAGCGAAGTGACGACAGCCGCGTCGCGAACTGGAAGTGAGGAGTGCGCAATACGCATGGCGACGGCTTCGCCTTCGGCGGCCAGCTGCTCGTCGGTCAGCTCAAGCGGGGAGGGTTGGTTGGTCACTTGGATTGCTCCTTGGTCGCGATGGCGGCGTCGACAATTGAGGCGCGCTGATCCGGCCTGCTGTAGTGCAGCATCAGCGTGAGTTCGGATACGGCAGACGCGACCGCACGCCACCGAGCCGCATCCCGCGCGTCTTCTCCTGCTTCGTGAGTCACGGTCGGGTTTTCCAGCCGGTTCGTGTATTCGTTGCGATAGCGCCATGCCGCGTCTTCGGTGCTGAATGTGACGCGCACACCCGTGTCGTCGGCGACGACCCAAGGTTCAGCGTCAGACGGCGGCCGAGCCTTTTTGGCCTCTTCACGCTCGGTTGTCGCTTCCTCTCTCGCAGGGGAGGGGGAGGAGGAGAGGGCGGCGTCAACAAGTGTCCTGACGCGGTTGCGGCATGCATCCCAGCCTGCTTGCCATTCGCTGGACTCTGCGCAGTGCGGCTCAGACGACGTGAGCCAGTCCATCGCGGAAGGCGGCAGGACGGAATACAGCGCCTCTCTCTCATCTGCCCGGCCTTCGGCGTAGGCGTGAGTAAGGGAGGTGTCGCTGGCCGACTTGAGGCGCCGGATCTCGTCGACCACCTGCCAGTAGGTGCCGCCCTGCCAGCCCAGCGCGGCACACAGCGTTTGAAGCTGGCTCCCGGAAAGTTCGGCATCGCTCGCCGCATCGCCGCTGTAGCTGCGTTGTGAGGTCATGCCTCATCTCCGGCTTTTGCGATGCACAGCCAGTACTCGTGCTTCTCGTCGTGGCGAGCATGGGAGTCCGTCGGGTCAATGCGCCAAGTGGTGCGCGCCCACAGAATCGGGTAGTCCGTTCCCTTGATGCCGTAGCCGGTTTCCATGCGGCCCTCTTCGCCGGGACCGCCGTTGAACGTGCCGGTCGGATCGCTGAACGAGGCGAACACCGCCAGCTCGTCACAGTGGCTCGTGTGGATGGCCGACCAGACGTTGTGTGCCGTCCGAACCTTGACGAAGTCGCCGCTCATCGCACCACCTCGCATTCCCGCGCCAAGTCGCTGCGCTCGATGCAGCGCGATTCCTCGCGGTGGTTGCGCTCGTCGCCCATGAGCTTGATCGACATGAAGTCGTCGGACTGCTCACGCTCGGGGCCGCTCCAGCCGCAGGTGCAGTGAACGCGCGCCGTGCCGTCCAGGCCGAAGCCGCTGTAGCGCCGCGTGGTGCGGTGCTCGTCGTTGCGCGCCTGCAGCATCGTGCCGCCCAGCCGGATCGGCTCGCCTTCGGGCTCGAAGAGATTGGAGGGGTTCAGGCGCTCCAGGGCTGCGCCGAAGATGTTGGAGGGGGTCATGACGCGCTCCCGGTGGCTTTGACGATGGCGGCGCGCGCGGCATCACTCAGCTTGTGCGCGCCGGGCTCCTCATCGAGCCAACTCATAACCAACTCGGCTACCCGCAGCAAATCCGGAGCGGCGGCGATCAGGCGGGCGTCCGCCTTGCACTGCTCTGTGCTACGCCCGTTCCCAGCGAAGAACACCACCGCAACATCTCCGCTTCCCCATTGGGCGTTCGATGTGCTGGCAGTTGTGCGAATGCGGTAGCCATGCGCGGCGCTTGCCTGCCACGACCACGGCCCCGGCGTGTGCAGCGGCGCATCTATTGTGAGCGCGCGAAGCGCACGACCGGCAAGGGGCGCGGCCAGATGTCCTTGATCCGATTGCTCCATGCTCTCCTGCTCCTTTAGGGGTTATCTCGCCTGTTGGGTGGCGGCGTGGGAGCAGTTTAGCGCGCTAAATGGATAAGGCAAGCAAGCTAAACAATAACCCTTGAGCGCGCTAAACTATTCGGGCGCAAAAAAGCCCGCGCGAGGCGGGCTGTTGGTCAGTCGATTAACGGCGGCTCTAGTCGGCGTTCGAGATGAACAGGCGCTTAATCTCGCCCTCGCTGAGTTCAGCCTTGCCGATCATGGTGAGGTGAGCGCCGGACACGAAGGCGGCCAAGTAAGGACTCGACTTTGTCGCAAACGCCGGATCGGTGATCGTCACGGCTACGCGGGACTCGGAGTCTCCATCCAGACGCACGCGCCCGGTCGCGCGTTCGCGGTCCAGTTCAACCAAAACGCCAGTCCATTTGCGCTCGTCAGTTACGACAGCGTCGGCTTGCGACAAGATACGCTCCTTGTCGGAGCGGTCCAGCGTAATTCCGCCCGCGCCGCCGATCCTGACGGTCGCGCAACTTTCGCCGATGGGCGCAACGGCTTGCCTGGCGGCCGGGCGCAGCGCATCCGCCATGCGATCGACCGTGCTGAGCAGCTTGTCGATGACGGCCTGATCCCGCTGGCCGTTTTGGGCCAGGGCGGTCTGCAGTGCGGCGGCAAGATGCTTCATTTCACTGTGTCTGTCGGCGGCCTTGGCGACGATATAGGTGACGACGGCAAGGGCAACGTTGCCAACGAGCCCTTGAAAAATCTGCTGCTGCTTGGCAAGCTCCCACAATTCAAACAGGACGTTGTAGCACTTAGCCTCTGGGGCGGCGACATAGACTTTGACGTTTTGAGCCGTGGCCT